AAAGCCTTCAAATATTTTGAGCGGAAGAAAGTAGACTGGATGTGTTTCCCAAGTGCAAAAAAAGATTCCCAGACACAGAAGATCACAGACTGGGTGAAAGCTCAGAGGGAAGCTCATAACAGAGTGAAAGCTGTGTTACCGGAAACAGAAGCAGATACAGAGGGAATTGTAAATTATGCAACGAAGACAGTAACTGCAGATGGAAAGAGCTATACAGCAGAAACGTTCTGTTCTAGGATTGCCGGTCTGATCGCAGGAACAGGAAGTGATCAGTCCGTGACCTTTGCTGTTCTGGACGATGTAACAGCCTGTGAAGATCTGGACCGTAAATCGGTTGAAGCAGCCATTGATGCAGGAAAGTTTGTTTTGTTTGATGACGGAGAAAAAATCAAGGTTGGAAGAGGCGTGACATCGTTAACCACTTTAACCGGAAAGCAGAGCCCATGGAAAAAAATCCGTGTTGTAGAGACTATGGACATGATCAACAACGATATTGTTGAGCTGGCCGAGGATAACTACATCGGAAAATATCAGAATACATACAGCAATAAGTGTCTTCTGTTATCTGCGATCAAAACCTACATGGACGAAATCCTTGTAAATGGCCTGATCGAAGATTACAGCATTGAGTTTGACGTGGAGAAAATTCGAAAATATGTGATCGAAAATGAAAAGATCAAAAAAGAAGATGCAGAAGCCATGTCAGATGAGGAAATGCAGAAACAGTATACCGATGAAAAAGTATATTTCAAAGCAACTGTGACAATTTCAGATGTCATGGAAGACATCTATCTGGATATCACGGCATAAAAGGAGGGATTAACGAGGAAAGGTTATACACCGGACAGGGTTATTAATGGAACGTTTGGAGAGCTGTGGATTGATGCTGAATATATGGCAGAAACCACTGCACTTCAGGCAAAAATGAAATTTGATACCGCAGAAGTGACACAGGCAAGGACCTTAAAAAAGGGGTATAAAGTAACGGGAATCAGCGGATCAGGAACTGTAAAACTTAATAAAGTGACATCATACTGGCTGAAAAGAGCAGCACAGGCGATCAAGGAAGGAAAAGCAATCAGAGGCACGATCATCTCCAATCTGGATGACCCGGAAGCCTTTGGCGGCGAACGTGTACGGCTTAAGGATTGTATTTTTACAGAAATCCCAATTGCAGACTGGGAAGCCGGAAAGCTGGGCGAAGAGTCCATTCCGTTTAATTTTTCGGATTTTGATGTATTGGATGCTATTTGACAGGAGGAAAAGAACATGAATCTGATTGAAAAGCTGATCAGAGTTGATAAAGAGACAGTAGAGAAAAAGGAAACAAAGAAGATCCGATCTGCAAGGCTGACAAAGCTTCTGGGAGAGGAAACAGAGATCACGATTCAGGAAGTTTCGGGTCGGAAGCACAATGATATCATGCAGATGATGTTTGATGAGAAAGGAAAAAGAAATATTTCAGCAGCTTACGACACAAACCTGATGTTCTGTGTGAATGGAATTGTTGAACCGGATTTAAAAGATCCGGCTTTGCTGGAGCATTTTAATGCTGCGACTCCAAAAGATCTTGCCGCAATTCTGTTTCAGGCAGAAGCCGGAACCATTGCAGATGAGATTATTGCTTTATCTGGGCTTAAGACTGAGGAGAAGGAAATAAAAAACTGATCAGGACGGACAGGGAAGCAAGCATTGCTTATGCACTGTTCCGTTTGAAAAAGTGGAAAATTTCGGATTATTACAATATGGGTGCGGGTGAACGTCTGATCACCCGTGCTTTTTTGATGCAGGAGATCGAAGACATAAAAGAGGAGGCGAGGGAACGGGGCAAATAAAACAGTAGCAGCGGTAGTAAAGCTGATCGATGAATTTTCAGATCCATCGCGGACAGTAGCAAGACAGTCAAAAAATCTGGAAAAAAGAATTGGCAATCTTGGAAGTGTATTTGAAAATGCAGGGCAGTTTTTGGAAGGAGCCGGAGAAAGCCTTACAAAATCGGTTTCTGTGCCAATGGCAGCGGCTGGAACAGCTGCAATAAAGTTCGCTTCTGAATCACAGGATGCCTACAAACAGTTTGCGGCCGCAACTGGGACAGCAACCGAAAACCTGGGCAAATACCAGGATATGATCAACAATGTCTACAAGGACAACTTTGGAGAATCCATAGGAGATGTGGCGGATGCAATGGCAAAAGTTGACCAGAACATGTCCTATCTGGATGATTCTGCACTGCAGAGATGTACGGAGTACGCTTATACGCTGGCAGATACCTTTGATGTTGATATCGGGGAAAGTACCAGAGCAGCAGACAGCCTGATCAAGAATTTCGGCGTTTCCGCAAGAGAAGCATTCAATCTTATGGCACAGGGGGCTCAGAATGGCCTGGATTTTTCAGGAGAATTGTTTGATAACATTGATGAATATTCCGTACAGTTCCAAAAGCTTGGCTTGGATGCGGAGGACATGTTTTCGATTTTCGCAAATGGAGCGGAAAATGGAGCATTCAACCTGGATAAGATCGGTGATGCGGTAAAAGAATTTTCCATCCGTGCGATCGATGGATCAGATACAACAAAACAGGGATTTGAAGCCATCGGAATGAATGCCGATAAGATGGCAAAAAGATTTGCGGCCGGAGGCCAGGATGCGAAAGCGGCCTTTAACGAGGTAATCCAGGGACTGGCCGGAATGGAAGATCCGGTTGCCCAGAGTGCGGCAGGGGTTAATCTTTTTGGAACCATGTGGGAAGATTTAGGTCCGCAGGTTATTACAACGCTTTCAACAACCAATGGTGCCATCGACGAAACTAAAGAGACGATGGAGGAATTGGTCAACACCAGATATGACACACTCACAGGAGCACTGGGAGGGTTGTGGAGGACGATCCAGGTTGATGTCCTGCAGCCGGTAGGAACGATGCTGATCCCGTATGTGGAGAAGGGAATCACTGTGATTGATTCCCTGGTAGATCACTGGAACGAGCTGGACCCGGCTACACAGAAAACCATTGTGAAGTTTGCAGCCGTGGCTGCAGCAACCGGTCCGGTATTGCTAGGAGCCGGAAAGGTATCATCTGGAATTGGTGGAGTGATAAAAGACTCTGCAAAATTGAGTGGAGCAATTGAACGACTTACGGATGGAAAAACTGGTTTTAAAGCTCTTGGAGTAATTATGAAAGGGCCGGTTGGAATTGGCATAGCAGCTGTGGCAGCAGGAGCGTTTCTAATCTATAAAAACTGGGACAGAATCAGTCCTCTGCTCGGAAAAACAGCTGCACGGTTTGAATCGTTCTGGAATACCGTACAGCCACAGCTCCAGCCGTTTTTAGGACTATGTACAGAAATAGGCTCTTATCTGGAGAGCGGATTTATAAAAGCTGTACAATTTGTATTCTCAGAAGGATCGGATGTGATTGTAATATTCTTTGAAGGTGCAAGCCAGTATATAGACGGTTTTCTTGGCGTTCTTGAGGGAGTTACAACATTTATGAATGGAGTGTTCACTGGAAACTGGGAAAAAGCATGGAAAGGCTTAAGGGATATTGTTTCCAATTCTTTCGGAATGCTGGAAGCCCTTGTAAAAACCCCGATGAATGCAGTCATTTCCATTGTAAATGGTGCGATCAGCAGGATTAATTCTATCCATTTCACAGTTCCGGATTGGGTACTTGGAATTGGTGGTAAAAGCTGGAAAGGGCTTAACATTCCGCAGATTCCAGCTCTGTCAAAAGGAACCGATAACTGGCAGGGCGGTATTGTACAGATCAGTGAGAAGGGCGGAGAGATCGTTGACCTGCCAAGAGGTACAAGGGTATATCCACATGATGAATCTGTCCGAATGGCACGTTCCGAGAATAAAGGTACAGTAATTACCATAGCGAAACTGGCAGACAGCATTATTGTTCGTGAAGAAGCAGACATTGACCGGATCGCGGAAAGAATTGTAAAGAAAATAAAAGAAACCAATGATAATCTTCCGCAGACAGCGGTAGTATAGGAGGCGTAAATGATTAGTAAGATGGAAATATGGCTGAAATGCGGAAAAGATTCCATACAGCTTCCGATACTGCCAGCATCCTATAACGTTACAAGGGATGCCGGACATGAAACCGTGAACGTCCAGAACCTTGGAGATGTCACAATCCTTGGAAAAAGAGGACTCAGTTCCATAGAACTGGAGTCCTTTTTTCCAAATAAGGATTATTCCTTTGCAGCATATAAGAAAAAGCAGAGTCCATGGGAATATGTGAAGAAAATACTTTCCTGGCAGGAAAAAACACTCCGTCTGGTTGTTACCAAAACCAAGATCAATATGCAGGTGGTGATCAGCTCCTTCTCATACGGGGAGGAAGATGGAACTGGAGATATCAAATATAAGCTGTCTTTGATGGAATACCGGGCACCTAAGTACACAAAACCAAAAAAGAAAAAGACATCAAAGACTGCAGCTTCCACAACGAAAAAGAATATAAAGCAGGGAACGAAACGGGAAACGTCCAAAACGAAAGCAAAGGTGCATATTGTTTCCGGAAACGATACCTTGTGGAGTATTTCCAAGAAATATTACGGAACTGGATCATATGCGAACAAGATCTACGAAGCAAACAAGACCATTATCGAGCGGACTGCAGTAAAACATGGATTCCGCAGCAGTGCCAATAAGGGTGTGAACGGATGGTGGATCTTTGATGGAGAAAGGCTTGTGATACCATGAGATTAAAGTGGAAAGAGAATGATATAACAAAATATGTCACAAGCGTTACCTGGTCCGGAAGTGCACGTCAGGCAGCCCGGACCGTTGCGTTTTCTGTAGCATACAGTCCGAATGATAAAAGTGTAGAGACACTGGATATCAAGCTGGGAGATAAGATCGTATTTTATCCGGATAGCAATCAGAAAGTGCATTTTTTCGGGGCAGTTACGGAAAGAAACAGGAGTTCAGATGCCGGAGAGCTGCAGTATACGGCAAAGGATCATATGATCCATCTGCTAAGATCCAACGGGACATACCGGTTCCGGAACAAAACGCCGGAAAAGATTACGGAAATGGTATGTAAGGATATCGGTATAAACGTCAGAAACCTTGCAAAGACTGGACTGGTGTTAAATAAGATGTTTTTCCAGGAAAGGCCATATTATGAAATTATTATGGCTGCATACACAAAAGTGTACAGGAAGAATAAAAAGCCGTACATTGCCCAGATGAATGGGGATACCCTGGAAGTGATCGAAAAGGGGAAGACGATCCCGGGATTTCACATTAAGCAGGGTGAACGGATCCTTGAATCGTCTTACAGCGAGAATATGGATGATATGGTAAACCGGGTGTATGTATATAATTCTTCAAATAAGAAGATCGGGATCCTTACCAACACACGCTGGGCGAACATGTATGGAATATTCCAGAGCGCGATCACTGTGGATTCCGGTAATGGCAAGCAGGAAGCAATGAACGAGCTGAAAGGAATCAGTAAAAATGCAAGCCTGACATCAACAGGGGATTACCGGTGTGTTTCCGGTCTTGGGGTGATCATAGAAGATTCCAGGACAGGACTGAAAGGGAGATTTTGGATTGAGAGTGATTCCCATGAATGGAAAAATGGATCCTATACGATGAAGCTTGATCTGGAATTTAAGAATATCATGGACACGCAGGAAGAGGATGAAGAACAGACATCCTCAAGCTTGTCTGATTTATCAGAGAGTTCTGCTTTGGAAGATGTTCTGAACCAGGCAAGATCCTGGATCGGGATTGGGGAAAATCCGCCTGGAAGCAATCATAACGAGATTACGGTTTTGTATGGAATGGATGCTGCCTGGTGCTGCATGTTTATCTGGGCCTGTTTCAATAAGAGTGGACATGCAGATCTGTTCATGGGAGGAGCAAAAGAAGCTTATTGTTTTAATGTCCGGGATTACTACCAGGCTCGCGGAAAATGGGGCAGTACCCCGAAAAAAGGAGCTTTAGTAATTTATGGTGGTCAGGGACATATTGGAATTGTTGAAAGTGTCAATAGTGCTGGTGGATACACAAGCATTGAAGGCAACTATGGCGATGATGTGAAAAGAAGAGATTCCCATCAGAATGTCCTTGGATTCTGTTACATAGATTATCCGGTTACAAAATCGGCCGAAGGAAGCGATGAGGTGATAAGCGGAACAACCGTAGCGGTTCCGGGATCTGTAGCACAGACAGGGATCATAAAAGACTACACAAACTATTCCTATTTCTTTGGAAGATGGAACAGTGGCAGCACCCAGAAGATAATAGCAGATCTGTGGGAAAATAATGGAAAGCAAGGGAAGAATGGTATTGCAACCATCAATGGCTATTACCTGATAGCTCTCCGTCCGGTGTTTGGTTCCGCAGGTGATGTTGTAAGCGTGGTTCTGGAAGACGGAGCACGCTTCAATGCGATCATAGCAGATGAAAAAGGTGATGATGCCGGAAACCAATGGGGCCATGTGTATTCCGGTGCTGTGTCGATCGTGGAGTTTGAAAGCCTGGGAAATTCCGAGACAAATAATGGAGCGCAGCTTAATATCGGGCAATGGGCCGGAAAGAAAGTGACGGCGATCATTAACGGAGGGAGGTACAGCGGGCTATGACTCCTTATGAAGAGTTAATTGAGCAGATGAGAAAGGCGGGACGTTTTTACAACCCTCAGGTGCCGGAATTTGGCATAATGGGCCATGACGGGAGAGTAAAAATAGGATCGGGAATAATAAATAAAAGTGACTATTCAGTAAGCAGCAACCTGGCTGTTGAAGACGGAATCAATCATCTGGAAGAAGGTGATAAAGTCTTATTGATGAAGATGAATGATACTGAGGAATTTGTACTGATTGCAAAGGTGGTGGACCCGGTATGATGTTTCCGTTTGCAGATACGGAATCCGATGATATTACAGAAGAGGAATACGTTCCGAAAGAATATGGAATTGATTTCAAAACAGGACAGTTGTCCGGGAAGATCGTGG